AAGACAACAATTGGTGTAATTGTAGCAATTGCGACCATAATGGGTGTTTGGCCTTGGAACAAGGAGCGATTACACTTTAAGCACAATCTACCAAGAAAGGTTAGGATAATTGGACAGGATTGGGAATCACACATCAAGAAGGTTGTACTGCCTGAGTTGAGGAAATGGTGGCCCAAGAACAGGCAAGTAAAGATAAAGAAAAATAACCAGGGTGTTGATGCAGAGTGGACAGATATAAAGACAGGTGGAACTATAGAAATCTTGTCTAATAAGCAGGATTCAGATGTACATGAAGGTTGGCAGGGTGATTTAATTTATTACGATGAACCACCTAAACGTGCAATCAGGGTAGCAAACGCAAGGGGTTTGGTTGATAGGGAAGGTCGTGAGATTTTCTGCATGACACTTTTAAAAGAAGCATGGGTAGACAAGGAAGTAATCAAGGCAAGGAACGAAGATGGCACTCCCGACATGACCATCTTCAATGTAAAGGCAGAGATTTGGGATAATGTAGGATATGGTATTACAGAAGAAGGTGTAGCACAGTTTGCAAAAACACTGACAGATGACGAGAAGCAAGCTAGGTTGTATGGCATACCCTCTTATATGTCAGGTTTAATTTTAAAGAAATTCGACAGGAAGAAGCACCTTATTGAAAGATTCAAAATCCCCCTTAACTGGGTGGTAGATATTGCGATAGATATACACCCAAGAAAGGAGCAAGCGGTTTTATTTGTAGCAACGAGTCCTAGAAACGAAAGATATGTTTTTCATGAGATTTGGGAGCATGGTGATGGAACGTGGGTTGGTGAGCAAATAACAAGGTATGTGAAACGAAATTCACTAAGGGTAAATTGTGTTATCTGTGACCCACTAGCTAAGGGTGATTCAAACAACCCAAACACCACGTTTGATAAAATAGACAACGTGCTTGAGCAACATGGGATGGTGTTGGAAACAGCGAGTAAAGATATAAGAAGTGGTATTATAGAAATAAACAACCACCTAGAGGGGCCAAACAAGAAACCGAGTTTATTCTTCTTTGACGACTTAATCCGCACCACGATGGAAACAGAGGCGTGGATGTGGGATGAAGATACACAGAAACCAAAGTCTAAAGATGATGATATGATGGAGAATCTTTACAGGATATTACTAGAAGACACACAGTGGTATCCTAAAAATTATCACGAAGAAGACGGGCACGAACACACAAGCGTGAGCAAAGTAACGGGATACTAAATGGCAGATAAAGCAAATATGGTTTCTCAGTTCAGTGAGGAACAACAAGAAAAAATAGCGTTGACAGTTGTCACTGATTTCGATAACGATATTGACTCCCGTGCTGAATGGGAAGAAAAACGTAACGAATGGTACAAGTTGTGGACTTGTGATCGTGACGACAAGAACGATCCTTGGCCTGGGGCTAGTAATGTTTGCATCCCGATGCTTGCAACTGCTGCTAATCAGTTCCACGCTAGGATGTATCAGGCACTATTTGCACCACCCAAGATAGTAAAGGGTGTGCCTGTAGGCAGGAATGATGTTGGTCGTGCCAAGAACGTAGAAGATTTTATGAATTGGCAGATAATGGTAGACATTGACGATTACGAAGATGTATTCGACAAAGCGTTGCTACAACTGCCGATAGATGGGATTGCAGTCCGTAAGTTATTTTGGGACAAAGATGGTCAGAAGCCACAGTCCGAATATATATCTGCAACTGATTTCGTAGTACCATATCGCACAAAAGACCTTAAATCTGCGAGGAGAATAAGTCACAGGTTGTGGTTGCATTACGATGAAGTACAGAAACGTGCAGAAGATGGGTTTTATGTGAATTGGAGCAAGATAGAGGTAGAAAACGATTCAGACAACCCAGAAGAAAACGCACCATCACCAGCAAAGGACAAAGACCCTGCAATTCGTGAAACAGCAGACGATGTAGTTGGTGAAAGTGCAACAATGCAATCAGATGCACCACGCACAATCATTGAGCAACACCGAGATTGGACTGTAGCCGGCAAACGCACCCCGATGGTGTTCACTGTAGATAAAGACACTAATACGCTTGTAAGGGCGACTAAACGCACCTACAGGGACAGTGGCAAGGATGTTGAGTTGTGCCACTTCGTAGATTATCATTTTATACCGAATCCTGAAGGTTGGTACTCGTTTGGGTACGGTCATTTTCTAGAGCAGTTAAACGAAATGGCAAACACAGCGTTCAACCAGATTTTCGACTCAGGAAGACTCACAAATCAACCATTTGGGTTTTACGGTAGGCGTTCTGGCATCCAATCACGCAAGATTAAGTTAAAACCAGGGTTGATGCAAGAGGTTCAAGACGTCACACAGATACATTTCCCATCAATCCAGCGTGTAGACCAAGTTTTGTTCCAAGTTTTGGGCTTTATTAACAGATATGTAGAACAATTCACGTCAGTAACCGAATTATTGACAGGAAGACAGCAACAGGGTGTCAAAACACCAACAGCAACAGGCACAGTAGCAGTAATTGAGCAGGGTTTGATGACTTTTACTGTAATGGCAAAGCGTATTTTCAGGTCTTTCGCAAAAGAGTTGGAACTAATGACCACTTTAAACAATTTAAACCTTCCAGCGAGCAAGCAATACCGTATAATGGAAACAGAAGACCGTTTTGCGTTCAATACGATTAAAAAGGAAGACTTTAAGGGCACACATGATGTAATTCCTGTTGGTGACCCACAGTATGCAGCACCATCACTAAGAAGACAAGAAGCGAGTGAATTATACCAAATATTACTCCAAAACCCACTTGTAGTCGGTAATCCTGATGCAGGAATACCACCGAACCAGAAAGCAATTGCAATGGCTACTAAGGATTTACTTGAAACATACTCAAAACCAGATGTAGACAAGTATTTACCACCAATACCAGCAGAATCATTCTCACCAGAGATAGAAAATTCAATTTTCATGCAAGGTGATAATGTAGAACCCAAAACAGGTGAAGATCACGCAAGACACATACAGGTACACGCAGAGTTCGCACAGGGCACAATGTTTGCAGGTATGCCAAAAGCCTACAAGGATAATTTAAACAATCACGTAAGGGAAACACAGGCAATAGCAATGGCAGAAATGCAAATGCAACAGCAAATGGGTGGGCAGCCACAGCAGGGTGTAGCCCAACCACAGCAGGGTGGAGGAGCAAATGGAGGACAGATACCTCAGCAGTGAGGATGTACGTCATTGGTTAAACGATGATGTAACAAAGGAATATTTCAAATGGGTTAAATCACATCGTGACGATGCAAACAGCATGGTTCATGGTGCATTAGAACAATATGAATTAAACGAAGCAGCACTACACAACGCAGGAATGTCAGCGTTTAGTGAGGTGCTTGAGATTCCAAGCAGGATGATTGAAGATAAGGGGGGAGAGGAGGATGAGTAATTACAACGGGTGGAAACCCATGAGTTCACGGATAATTGTGCAACGGGTTTCTAAAGAGGAAAGCAAGGGCGGGATTATTTTAATCGAAGACACTAAAAAGGCTTCGCATGAGGGAGAGGTACTAGCAGTAGGTGATGAAACATCAGTTTTAAATGTTGGGGACAGAATCATATTTGCAAGGTACTCTCCTTACAGTTTTCCGTCAAATGATGGCGCAATTTCAGATGACATTCTTCTAATGAACGAAGAAGACGTTATCTGCGTAAAGGAGAAAACATGAAAGACGAACAGGCGCAAGTAGAAGACCCTGCAATGGCAAAAGCACCATTACAGGAAGAACCAAAAGAAGGGGAACAAAAAGTAGAAGCACAAAAGGAACCAGAGAAGAAACACGAACCTGAAGTTGAAAGCCCAAGATGGAAAGAAGTTTATGGGAAGATGAAATCTTATGAGCGTGAGCTTGAGGACAGCAAAAAGACTTCGGAAGAAAGCCAGAAGGTACTGGAAGAATTAAGGGCGCACAACGCTAAACTGTCGGAATCAATGGGTGTGGTTGAAGACCAACTTGAAACAACCACCAAACCAGACCGAGAAGAAGACCCAGAAGCATACGAAACGTGGTTAGTACAGAAAACAATCAGGCAGACAATAAAAGCACAACAGCAACAGTCACAACCTGAACCAGAACACTTACCACAACAGCAAGTACCTGGATTAAGTAACGACCAAATACAGGTAATGCAAGCTGAGATACAAAGGGGTATTCATTCTGATTACGATGCAGCACTAGCTGACATGCAACCACAGATGGACAGGGACAGGGAACTATTTGACTCAATTATGCGTTCAGCAAATCCTGCTCAGATGATGTATAGCGAATGGTCTAAACAGAAAGACCAGAGAGAGCAGAATAACGAACAAGGTAGTTTAGAGAGTAGCACTTACGGTAAGGCAGAGCAGGGTGGCAAAATACAGCTATCCAAAGAGCAGGAACGTGCTGCCGATAAATTAGGGATACCCAGAAAAGACTACTTGAAACAACTTGAACAATTGCAGAATAGGAGTGCCATATAATGAGTCAATGCAAAGCAGTTACCACACAAGGTAAACAATGTAAGAGGGATGCGGTTGAAGGTGGTTATTGTGCGTTACCAGCACACAATGCAATGATGGGCGAGCCAGAAGACCGTGAGATAAAAAGTGAATCAAAACCCTGGAACAGTGATAGTAGCAGATGGGTTCCAGACCAATTAAGGTTGGTAAAGCGTAAACTAGGGTTCAGGCCTAAGTTTACTGCCGAGGACAAGATAGAAGTGAGAAAACATCAGGGTTGGGTTGTTTCAAACTGTAACGATTGGGGCGAGGAGCCTAAAGGAAACGACACAATACTGCGAAGGGGAGATTTGGTTTTAATGGAAATCCCCGAAGAAGGAGCAAAGGAACGTGAGAAATTCTATGAAAAACTCACCGACCAACGGTCACAGACCGCAAAAGATGTGCAGAGTCAGGGACTTTCAGCAAGAGAAGCTAGAGAAGTTGGTTTGACTCAAAAGGGTTGATACATCCGAACCCTAAACAAAGGATGCCTCCGTTGAAAAACGCACTAACTATTACAATTAAGAATAAAATATCAAGGAGGCTATAATGGCTAACAAAGACCGAAGGTATGGATTTATCCCTGCCTATACGACACACGGTGGCCCTCCGAATATGAGGAAATACTACACTGATGGCTCAGCAGCTATCTATATTGGCGATTGTGTAACGAAAGTTGCAGGTGGTCAGGTTAAAGCGACAACTGCTGATACAGAATTAGTTTTTGGTGTAGCGGCTTCATTTACGGAGTCCACTGCTGTAACAACTGAAGTACAAGTATATGACGACACAGAGAACACAATCTTTCAGGCACAGTGTGCAGGAAGTACGATTGCTGGCTCTTGTCTGACAAACCTTTTCTATGACCTTAATATTGGAACCGCAAGCACTGTACTGCAAAGTTCAGAGATGGAAGTTGCAGATGGTGGTTCAACTCAGGATACGATTCTTGTAATCGACAAGGTAGATAGAGAAGACAACGCATGGGGGCTTAATGTGGATGTATATTGCAAAATCCATGTTAATCCTAATAATCCAATAATTGTACATACATCAAGCTAAGGAGGCTGACCAATGAGTGTAATTAGAAGCAATTTTGGCGACCTTTTAGCTCCAGGTATGCGCCAAATATTTTTCGATACGTTTGGAGAAAAACCAGCACAGTACACTAACATTTTCAACATGCAGAGTTCAAACAGGCAGTATGAAGATGATAGTTATGTGACAGGTTTTGGTCTGCTCGCTGAGAAATCAGAGGGAGCAGGAGTAACTTATGACGACCCAATTCAGGGTTTTGATAAAAGGTACACACATACGACAAGGGAACTTGCCTATCGTGTATCTGCTGAGATGGGTGAAGACGACCTTTACAGCACTATCAAGAAACTTCCACAGGCTTTAGGCCGTTCAACAAGAGCCACAGTTGAAACCAGTGGTGCAAATGTACTTAACCGTGCATTTACCGCTGGCTACACTGGTGGTGACGGAAGTATCCTTTGTGTAACCTCACATGTATTAGTTGGTGGCGGTACACAATCAAACGCTGCTAGTTCAGCAGCCGACCTTACCTCTACTTCGTTGGAGAACGCACTTCTTGCAGTTCGTGCAACTACTGACGACAGGGGTATTCTCTATAACTTGATGCCTAAAAAACTGATCGTTCCACCCGAAGTTGAGTGGACTGCAAGGAAATTGCTGAACAGCGCACAGGTTCCAGAAAACGCTAATAACGCAATTAACCCTGCTGCCAGTGAAGGGCTTCAGTTAGTTGTAATGGACTACCTTACCGATGCCGACTCTTGGTTCATCCAGTGTGATAATCACGAAATGAACTGGTTCTGGCGTGTTACCCCTGACCACATGCAGGGTAACGACTTTGACACTGACGATGCGAAGTTTAAAGTCCGTGCAAGGTGGAGTAACGGTTGGTCACTTCCCTGGGGAATCTACGGAACCGCAGGGGCATAAACGGGTAAGTTTCGGTGAGGGTTTCGCTACCTAATTCCGAGAGGCACATGGGGAATGGTTAATAACCGCCCCATGTGTCCCTAATTGTAAGGAGTATTAATTATGAGTTTAACAGAATATCCAAATGGCGTGAGTTCTTTTGGCATGCCATTAATAGGAATAACCACAGGAAGTGTGTTTTTCGTATGCTCTGTAACTGGTTCAAATGGTAACAGTGGTCAGAACAGCACAGAGCCCTTTGCAACGATTGACTATGCAGTTGGCAAATGCACGGCAGACAAAGGTGATATTATCTTTGCAATGCCAGGACATGCAGAAGTTTGTATTGAAGCAGATTCAATAAACCTTGACGTTGCAGGAATTAGCGTAATTGGTCTTGGAAACGGTACTAACCGCCCAACCATTACTTATACAACTGCTGCTGCTGCAAGTTTCGGTATTAACGCTGCTAATATAACGGTACAGAACATTTACTTTGACGCTACTGGCGTTGATGCTGTTGCTACTGTTATAGATGTAGACGCTGCAAACGCTTCAATCGTTGATTGTGAGTTTTTGTTAGCAGATACGGATGGTCAGGCAGTTGAGGCTATTCAGTCAGATGTTAATGCAAACAACATGACCGTGAAGAACTGTAAGTTCCTGTCGCCAACTGCTGGTGCAGGTGCTGCTATCCACATTAAGGGTGCCAGTAGTGGTAACTTTATTGAAGGCAATATCATGGATGGTGATTTTAGTGTTGCTGCATGTGTTCAAACAACTGCTGCAATTCTCAATTCGTTTTTCCATAACAACAGGATGCGTGGTGATAATGCAGGTGAGGTCGGGTTCGACCTTGGTGCTACCACCGTTGCTTCTGAGGGCATTATCTCAAATAATCTTATTTCAGTTGCTGATACCGCAGGTTGGGCATTAGCTGTTGGTGGCTCTATGCATCACTTTGAAAACTATATTACTTGGGATGGTTCTAAGTCTGGTGCTTTGAAACCAGCCGTAGCAACCACATAAACTTAACTTGGTTGGTGGGGGCAATTTGGCTCCCACCTTCCAACCTTGGAGGGGAAAATGGATAGGTGGATAAAGATGAGTAGTGGTAATTTGCCAAGAAGAGGTGAGTTATTTATGGTTAAATCTGAATCTGGGATTTATCCGAGAATGTTAATTGCAGAGAAAGGTCTTGATTGGTGGATTTTTTTAGAGTCAGACAAGGAAAGGTATTCAAATAAAAAATTTTCTGGGACTAAATTGCAATTTCACTGGATTACACA